GACTTAGAACGTAAGATGAGTTCTAGTCAGTTCAACCTCGACCAACTTAGTATTGGTAGAGATGCTTTTATGAATATGCTAACTGAGTCTTTAAAGGTCGCAGACAGTGAGCCTGCTAAGGCTGAGTAAAACAAGGAATATGAATGGAAATATCAGATATCTTTCTAACTCTAGTAGGCGTTATCATAGCAATGCTAGGTTGGTTTATGAGCAGACTAGCAGACACAGTAAACAAGCTAGAGCATAACATTACTAACTGTCAGACTAGTATGCCTATTAACTACGTCTTAAAAGAAGATTACAAGACTGATATGGCTGAGATTAAAAAGATGTTAAGTGACATATATAGAATCATTAGGGAGAAGAAGTGATATGGGTAGAGCTTGCTGATAACACTGCACGGTTCTTCCTCTTCGACCCTTGGACTCTTCCAATCAATTGGATACTAATATGATACGATTAGGAGGTACAAATGATACGATTACTAATACTATTCATAGCACTATCACTTAGTAGTTGTAGTTCATTAGAGCTAAGAAACCTAGGTAAGTCAGGGGCTTCTGCAGGTATTGCTTATGCTATTAATCCTCTTGCTGGTGTAGCTACTTTAGCAACTGCTATGGCATACGATGAGATAGTACCTGACAGTCCCGAGGTTGCCGATATAGAGACGAAAGAACAAGCAGTGGCATTCGTAGCTACCTCTTGGGGAAAAGATGCCTTATATGGCTTCCTAGCGTTCCTATTGATAACGAATGTAGCAGTACCTTGGATAACAAGAAGACAGGGCTATAAGAAAGCTAAAGATAAATATAAGGCTGACAACAGCCAAGTTAACACTTGACAAATAGCCACAAGTGTGGTATAATATATACATAAGTGTTACATTAGTGTAACAGAAGTAGGAGATTAAATGACATATAGAGAAATAATCAACAGTGTCTTACGTAGACTAAGAGAAGATACTATTGATTCAGATTGGTCTGGTGACCTCTACGATTCAAGTACAGTTACTGACTACCAAAAGTTAATTGGTGAGTTAGTTAATGATTCTAAGAAACAAGTGGAATCTTATCACGACTGGCAGGCTCTGAGAGAGTCATTCAATGTTAAGACTAAAGCAGGTAATATGCAGTACACATTAGGTGATGCCTTACGTGGTGCAGGAGTATCCTTCAAGGTACTAGATGTTATCTGTCAAGAGACTGGTCAAGTATTAGACCAAGTAACTAACGATTGGATTAATACTAAGACATTCCCTCTAGCTAATATCGCTACAGGTAGACCTACTAAGTATGCCTTCAATGGTATCTCACAAGCTAGTACCTCTAGAGAGCCTGACTTCAACGTAGACTTATATCCAGTGCCTGATAGTGTAGAGACTATCTCATTCAATATTGTAGGTGCACAGAAAGAACTAAAGGAAGCAGCACAAGTCTTACGTACTCCCTCACAACCTACAATCTTAGGTGCCTGGGCTAGAGCTATCGCAGAACGTGGTGAAGATGGTGGTACAGTATCATCAGGTGTAGCCGCAGAAGCTAGAGATGCACTCAATATGGCAGTACAGTTAGACTCTTCTAATATGGAATATGAGAGAGACTGGTATGTCGATTAATGGTAAAGTCTTAAATGTAGCTCCTCTAGATACTATTGGTATCAACGGACTAGATTCACAGACTAACCCTACAGCACTAGGAGCTACTTGGTTCACTAAAGCAGATAATATTATATATACTGAAGGTGGTAAAGTTACCTTCCGTAAAGGCTTAAAGCAGAAGTCCCTAAATGGTGGTGCTAAGATTGGCTCTATGGCAGAGCACTTTGATGGCACTAACAATAAAATCTTTGGTGCTATCTCAGGTAATATCCACGAGTTAGACCTCACAGATAAAGATAATGCCTTCGGTACCGCTTACGCCACTGGAGGTTCTACTTCAGACTGGCAATTCCAGAACTTTAACCACGAACTAATAGCCTTCCAAGGTGGAGTAGATATGCTACACTACCACGGAGGTTCTTGGGACCTGATGAAGAATAATTCAGGCTATACCGCACCTTCAGGTGTTACAACCTTCGACCCTTCTTGTGGTCTTGGTTACTATGGTAGAGTATGGGCAGGTGGTATCACAGAAGAGAAGGATGTACTATATTACTCTGACCTCTTAGATGCACACAAGTGGGGCTCAGGTTCTTCTGGGGGTATCGACTTAAAGACTGTATGGGGACACGATGAGATTGTAGCTATTCACCCTTATATGGGCAAGCTAGTTATCTTCGGTAAGGAGAATATTGTAATCTATAACTTCCCTGATGAGCCTACAGATATGGCACTAGATGAAGTTATTCGTGGTGTAGGTTGTATCTCTAGAGATTCTATCCAGGCTATCGGTAATGATTTATACTTCTTGTCTGACACAGGTGTACGTTCTTTAATTAGAACTGCGGAATCAGATAAGTTACCTTTAAAAGATATATCTGTCACAGTTAAAGATGAGATTATCTCTCACGTAAAAGCCTCTAAGAATGTTAAGTCAGCTTATTATTATGCAGAAGGTTTATACTTATTATCTTTTGTAGATAGGAATGTAACTTATGTATTCGACATTCAATATTCAACTGAAGATAGAGAAGTACCTAGGGTAACTAAGTGGACCTTCTCTGAAGACAGGCATCCTGCTAGTTTAATCTACTCAGAAGACTATGGTCTATTGGTAGGACAACACTCAGGTAGGGTGGCTAGTTATGAAGGTTACTATGATTCTGATTACTCAGGGTCTAATGTCTATGTAGATAATCCTTATACTGGTAGTCTATCTACTGTATGGATGTCATTGAGTCCAGAGCTAGAGAGAGCATCTATCTTAAAGAGATTGATTATGGTTATCTCTGGTGGTCAGGGTACTGATATCGGCTTACGTATCTATAAGGACTTTGAGTTAGCACCTAAGCTATCACCAACATTTAAACTTAATCCTTCACTTAGTGGCATCCCTTATTTATGGGGTGGTGCTACTTCGTTATATGGTGCAGCTAAGTATGCTCCTATCCACGGATTGAAAGAACACTCTATACCATTATCAGGTTCAGCTAAGTATCTTAGAATTGAGATGGATGGTGTAACTAAAGGGTATAAGGCTTCCCTTCAATCATTAGCTCTATTATTTAAACACGGGAAAACACGATGAGTAATTATACAATAGCAGTTGGTTGGTCAGGTAAGGATGCACTAGCAGACACTGATGCAGCTAAGGTAATATCAGGAGCTGACTTTGATACTGAATTTACAGCGGTTAGAACTGCAGTCAACTCTAAGGCAGATGTTAGTGGTGATGCAGCAGAGAACTTTGTATGTAATCTATTAACGGCTACTACAGCTACCGTAGGTGGTGAGACAGTAGTTACATTAGATACACCACAAACATTCACTAAAGCTCATTCTACGGCTTCTGAGACTATTGCTTTAGCTTCTAGTCAGACAGCTAACCTTCTGAATACAGATACATTCATCGTTAATGTACAAGGTGATGGTTATACTTTAGATGTCTCTAACCAGACTGCAGGGGCTAAGGCTGACTTCATCATTAAGAACCAAGGTGCATATGATATTGCATTCAGTTCTAACTTTAGTTTCAATGGTGGTAACAATCCTACTATTACTTCAGGTGCCAATAAGTTTGACTTAGTCAGATGTGTATCTGATGGTGCCTATATGTTCTGTACTATTGACTTAGACCTGACATAACATATGTCTATCACTAACCCCTTCGCTGCTGCAGAAGCTACCTTTAACCCAGGAGCACACGTTGAGTCCTTCGCTGATAATACAGAGGAGGCGATGGAGCAACTCAATCTAGGTAATGCTGGTGTCAATACTAATACTAACTTAGTTGATTTAGCTAAGATATTAGGTGGTAGTGATATGTCTTCTGTTAGTAATACTGGTGGTGTAGCTGAGATAGGGAACTTTGGTTTAGGTTCCAATCCTTATAGTGGACAGAGTGGTCCTGTAGCTGGAAGACAGGTAGTAGATTATAGTTCACAGCCAATACTTAATCCTGTTAACAATACTTATAGAGCACCTTCTCCTACAGCTCCTAATATGGGAGTTACTGGTGGACAGGAGTTTGACTTCTTCGGTAATAGAGTAGGTAATAACTTCTCTGTAGGCTCAGGTACTGCAGGTATGTTTGATTCTGCAGGTACTAACATAGGTAACTTTCTTAGTGATACTTTTGGTAGCTCTTACAATAAAGACTTTGGTACTACAGCCACTACAGGTTTAGGGAGTGTTAATTGGGGTACTAAGGATAGAGCATTTAACTTTGGTGATAGTAAGTTATTTAATGATGGTAAAGGATTACAGACTCCTAGTTGGACTAAAGATGCTTTAGGTTTTGCAAGGGCTGCAGGTTATGATACTTCAGGAATCAATCAAGGCTTAGGTCTAGCTAATATGACAGGCAATAGTTTATTTGATTATGCCGCAGCACGCTCAGGTAATCCTTATGTAGGTATGCTAAATGATGACTTCTCTCAGAGAGGCATTATGAGCAAAGCCTTAAGTTTTGGTAAGGTTCCTTATGCTGGAGGCATTATGGGAGCTATGGACTATGCCCAAGGATATAATAATTATGGTGCTCTAGGTTCTACTCTCGGTGGTTTAGTTGGTGGTCCTTTAGGTGCTTGGGCTGGTGGTATGTTAGGTAGAAATGCAACAGGCTTTGATGACCAAGGTAACTTCACTAGCTACATTAATGATAACTACTCAGGTGCTGGACGTGACTATGCAGAAGCTTCAGGTTTCAAAGTAGGAACACCAGAGTTTGATTACGCTATTAAAGGTTTTGAGAGTCTACAGAGAGGAACTAAGAACACAGTAGGGCAACAGAGATTAGTAGATGAGTGGAATAATAAATATACTACTCGTATTGAAGCAGAACAAGCAGCTGCAGCAACAGAAGAAGCAGCCCGTACTAGAGACTATGGTCAAGAAGGTGACTTAACTTCTAGACAGAATGGGCAGACCTTCCACAACGATAACTACAACTGGGGTTCTACAGAATCTCACGACAATACTCTATCAGCAGGTGGTTACACTTGGGATGGAGACCAAGGCTCAGTTGCAGAGATGCAAGAAGAAACAGGCTTAGGTACTCAAGAGTGGGATTCTAATGCTGAAGGATTCTCTTGGGGCGAAGAGTCTTGGGAGTCTGATGGTCAAGACACAGGTGATGGCTATGGTGATGCTGATTCAGATGCTGCTTCAGATAGAGTGGCTGCAGAACAACAAGCACAGGCACAAGCAGCAGCAGCACAAGCACAAGCAGCAGCACAAGCACAAGCATTTAAAGAAGCTCAAGAACAAGCTGCTAGAGACCGTGCTGAAGCACAAAGAGTTGTTGAGGCACAGAGAGCAGCTGAGGCACAGGCACAAGCTCAGAGAGTTAGGGATGAGATAGCTAGACAAGAGCAAGAAGCTAGAGATAGTTGGAGTGGTACAGATACTTCTGAAGGAACTTCAGCAGGTGATTATGCTGAAGCTGGTTTCTCTCAAGAAGATATGGACTTCGCTACTAGCTTTGATGAACCTTCTGATTCAGGTGGTGGCTCAAGCTCAGGTGGCGGTGGTGGTTCTTATATTGCCACTGCAGCTACTCAAGCATTAGGTGAAGAAGGATTAACTATATTTGAAGATTGGAGAGATTATATGTTCACTAAGCTTCCTACCTTCACTACTTCTTATGGTCGCTATAGAGTTACAGCACCTAAGATTGTTAAGGCTATCGATAAGAAGAAGAACGCAAAAGAAATATACAGTTATATTTGGGATATGCACTTAAAGCCTATCTTTGATTTGATTAGAGAAGATAAAGATAGTGATAAAGCACTAAAGGATTATAAGATAATGGTAAGAGAACTACAAAATAAGTTTTTAAAGGAGAAAGCATAATGGCTTGGTATGATATATTTGATGAAGAAACAGATGATTGGTATGACTCAGATGATGATGGTTGGGGCATAACTTATGACACAGGATGGGATGACTCAGGTGAGTGGTATGATGAATATGGTGATGGTCTAGATGCTGCATATGATGCTGGAGATGCCAGCTGGTATGATGACTTAGGTACTCCTTATTCAGGACCAATAACTGACCGTTGGGACACTGGTTTTGGGGGTCAAGCTAATCCTTATACAGGCATCGGTAGTACATTAGGTGATTTAGGTAGCTCAATAGGTAAATATACTGGTTCAGGTTCTTTCTTAGGTGGTCTGTTTGGTGGTGATGATGGCTCAATAGGGGGCAGAGACCTTATGAGATTAGGTGGTGGACTCGCAGGTTCTTATCTTAAAGATAGAGATAACAAGCGTTACAATGAAATGATGCAACCTTTGACTGACCTATACAAGTCACAGGCTGCAGACGTAGCTAAGAGACGTGCTAATAGAGAGGCTAACATAGCTTCAGAATATGGTACAGCTGTTGGTCTAATGCAACCAGGCTGGGACAGAAGAGACCAGAGAGCTGACAACTTAAGACAAGCACAAGGTAAGACACAGAGTTCTTCTGCCGCTTGGGATAGAGCAGCTAATGAACAAGCGAGAGACAATACTAGATTAGGAATGCAACAGTCTATCGCTAATCGATATGATGAACGTACTGGTGTACTAGGTGGACAGTTAAGAGGAATGAATCCTTGGAATGAGAAGTATGGACAAGCACAACAGAACCCTTATTTGAATATGGGTATTCGTGGGATGATGGGAGTATAATATGGGTATGTTCGATATAAGTGGTACAGGCTCTAGACAGAAGCCTATGTATGCTGAGGATTTATATGCAGCAGGACAGAATATGTTCGCAGACCAGATGGCTCCAGGTATCAAAAGAATGACTGGTTATGAATCCCCTAAGCGTAAGGCTATGGCGATTGCTGAGACAGCTGATTTAAGCTCTATGTCTTCTATCCAAGATACATATCAACAGCTACAGCAGATTAATCCTACGGCAGCTAGTGCCTGGCTTAAGGAGTCTTTAACTACTTTCAATTCTTCTACACAGAGAATGACAGCTGAAAACGCTAGGCTGGCTGCTATAGGGAAGAAGGGTAAAGATAGACGTATCGTATTACAAGGCGGTATTCAATACTATGCTGATGATGGCTCCCGTGTATTACCTGGTGCTGCAGGCAAAGCTGTTACTCCTGAGAAACCTAGTGACTTACCTCAGATGACTGAGAAGGAAGAGATAAGAATTGGTAGTTTGGTAGATGAGGCTTTTGACTTTGGAATGACAGACTTTACAGGCAAGAAGACAGAAGTAGATAAAGAGACTATCACTGACTTTGTATTCTCATATAGTCAGATTAAGAATGTTGGTCCTTCAGAAGTATTGAAAGGATTAATCAATGGTACTATCAGTCTAGATGCTCCTATCAACAAACAAGCAACGTCACAAGCTAGTAGCTCACAGGTAGGATTTATGCCTACACCTACTATACCTAAATAATTATGACTTTACCTTACGTTACAGACCCAGAGATTAGAAATATGTCCCAGGAAGAAGTAGATGCTGTTATGGCAGATATTGCCTCTGAGATAGATGAAGAGAATCAGAAGAAGGTTGATGCTTATGATTCACTGAACTTAAATACCTTAATGCCAGGAGAGATTGCTGGTGAGCTACAGGCAGTAGAAGAAGGAGATAGAGAGTTTATTACTCAGGATAAAGCAGCTGACTTCAATGATTCTTTTGATGTTGATTATCATTATAATTCACAGATAGATTCTGATTATGATAAATATCTAGCAGGGAGAGAGCAGGCTATTGGTAATCAGGACCAGGCTAAACTACAAGAGTGGGATGCTTGGTATACAGCACAGAAGAACAATAGAGACTTATATTCTAAGTTCAATGAGTGTTCTATTAATGGCAACTGTGAAGAAGGTAATGAAGATTACTATAACATAGCTAAGAATACAGAGTCAGACTGGAAGTACACAGACCAAGTTAATAATCAAGACCTACTTAAGTCTTTACGTAGGACATACGGTAACGTCAAGAGATTTGGTAAAGAAGCAGGGGAGCCTTTAAGTGATAAAGAGTTAGTAGATATGTGGATGTCTGACCAGGCATTCTCTAATGTCAACTTAACTAAGTTAGGTCTTGATGCTGCATCTATGATGAGTATGACTGACCAACAAAAGAAAGACTTTGCTCTACAGTTTATGACTTATGAGAAGATTGCTGCCACAGGTGAAGGAAGTAGAGATGGGTGGTCTCAAACCGCAGATGTTGCCAGTGGTTTAATCACTGACCCTGCTAACTGGGGTGTCTTAGCTACATTTGGTGTTACGTTGCTCCCTAAAGAAGCTGTCAGACAAGGGACAAAACAAGGGATTAAACATTATATCAATAAGTTCCTAGCTTCTAACATCACTAGGACTGGTTCTATTACTGGTACTTACACAGGATTGGATAATCTAGCTCGTCAGTCCATTAAGATTCAGGCTAATGTACAAGATGACTTAGATTGGGGGCAGTTTGCCCTAGCTACAGGTATGGGTACTGCTTTAGGTGGCACTATGGGTGCATTAATTGGTGGTATAAGCACTAAGTTTAATGACCTAGCTACTAAGTATATGATTAAGAATAAGATTGGTGATAGGGAATTCCTACAGACAATCAGAGATAATGTCAATGATGAGAAGTCCTTATATAAGTTCCTAAAGAATATAGGCTGGACACGTAAGGAAGCTAAGGAAGAGATTTCAGAGCTACATAAGCAAGGCTTTAAGTATGATGCTGCAGAGAAGAAGTGGGTTAGCTCTAATCAAGAGTATAAGCCACCTGTAGGTGCACGTAATACTGAAGAAGCTAGGCACGGTGAGGATGTCAATAAGAATCTACCTCCTAAACCAGTACAACAGGCAGGACAGAAGCAGTTAGATAAAGATTATATTGATGTAGGTAATATTGACTTACAGATTCCTTTCTCTAGAGCAGGACAGAACTTATTTGATTGGGTCAATAGACTAGGTAACACAGTAGGTCCTAAGGTAGCTAGAACTATCTATGGTTCAGACTCTATCTTAGTACGCTCAGGTCTACGGAGAGAAGCTAAGGCTCTCAACGAGGCTATGGCTGCTACTGATATTAATGTAGCTCGTATGTCTAACACATTGAAAGATATGGCAGCGAAGAATGAACAACAACTAGGCGATTTAAATAAATTAATTAGGGATAGACTACCTAAGAATCCAGAGCAAGTAGGTTTCTTAAAGAAGCTAGATGATATTAAAGATAATCAGATGCGTATGGCTTTCAATAATAAGGTCATCACAGCTGAAGATTATATGAGGTTTAAAGCAGATAAGTCTTATATCCCTCGTGTATGGAATTCACAACACTTGTTGACAGACAAAGGTGCTGTAGAGTTCAGTGAGTTTATGACTAAACTATGGAAGAAGGACCCTCGTGGTGCTAAGGCAATCATTAAGAATATCACAGGTAAGTCCAAGGAGGATGCAGAGATGATTATTAATAGTCACTTCGCTCCTGGACGTATCCAAGATATGTTCCGTAATAAGATGGATAGGGAGATTGATGTTCATCGTTCATCTCACTTAGAGTTCGACAGAAAGATTGAATTGCCTAAGACCTTAGAACATATGTTAGATAACTTTATGGCTAAGCCTTTAGATAGATGGTCTAAGTTCTTTGAGGATGTAGTCAAACGTAATGAATTCGCTCGTAGGTTTGGTGCTAAAGACCAGTATATCCATAAACG